ACAACAGACTCAATATATTTGTCAAGCTCTTCTTTAATAGTTGAGAGCTCTACATTGGCTTCTTGAATATATGTCTGGATTGTCTGGATAGATTGTCGTTTCTTATCAACAATATCATCATTGTTCTGTTTAATACTGTTGACGTGTTTCTTCTGCAACTCAATTTGATTCTCGAGAAGCATAATAGAATTTTCTACTGTTGCAATATCAGACTTATTCTCATCAATCTTACTTTTAAGAAGAGAGTTCATTGTAGAGAATATCTGAATGTCCAACAGATCTTCAATAACTTCTCTCCTGACGTAAGGAGATAATTGCATGAATGGAATAAAGTTGGCCGAACCGAGGACAACAATTTGACTGAAAGATTTGTGTGTTAGTTTGAGGATGCTCTTCTCAAGAACATCTTGATATTCTGTTATTCTAGAATCTTGATTGATAAGTTTGTTGTTCTGGAAGATCTCAAAGAAGTATGGTTTCATACCCCTTCGAATAAGATAGTGTTTACCACCAACATCAAATTCACACTCAACAACACAATTCTTTCCAGTGATAGAATTTATCAGCTGTGGCTTGTTGATGTTTCGGAATGCCTTGCCATACAGAGCAAACGAAAGCGCATCCAGAATAGTTGATTTACCTGCACCATTTTCGCCAACAATGAGGGTAGATTTCGATTTATCCAGAATAATTTCTGTGAACTGATTTCCACTTGAAAGGAAATTCATATATCGAATCTTCTTAAAATGTATATGCATATTAAATACTACTCCAGAGACAACGCCTCATTATAAAGCTCTTCAAGGAATTTGTCAAGTTTTTTCTTGTCAACCTGGACATCTAATTGGTCTGTTACTTTCCTGAGAATGCTCAGCGTATCTTCTGTCTCATTAACAGAATCATCTTCCTGAGATACAGCAAAGTATTCTTCCATAATTTGGAGATTTGCCGGAGAAACTTTCTCAAGATTCTCAACAAACAGACTAAAGAGATATGGGTTGGTCTTGTTTTCAATGATAAGCTTTACATACTTACCCGAATATTTATTATAATCAATATTGTTGATGTCTTCAATCTTCCAATCTTCATCTCGGTAGTAGACTTTTTCGAAGATAGTAAACGGATTGCGAATAAACGTCAACTCTCGAGTCTCTGTGTCAAAGATATGAAAGCCCCTCTCATCATCATAGTCCGACCAAGTCATCTCATAAGGAGCGCCAAGATAATTGATATTACCTCGAGTTGACTTGTGGTGAAAGTGTCCTGAGCAAACAACATCAAACTTATTAAAGATCTGCTCTGAGAGTCCTTCATCAGTATAAGAACCGCGATACATCTCAAAGCCAGAGATCTCAAGGTGTCCGAACAATATTTGAGCTTTAGTATTGTTGATATACTCCATACTCTCGTGATAGTTGCCAGAGCATATCCATGGGAGCATTGCTATCTTAACACCCTCCACATCAACATCAGTAGCCTCATCATAGAAATTCATATTCAACTTTGTGTTTGAAAACAATTCTTTCATTGAATTGACTTCATTAGTATTCTTGAAAGTAGTGTCGTGGTTACCGACAATAGCATCAACTTGAATGTTTTCTTCCGAGCATTTCTCAAAGAAATTTCTTAGATTTCGGGCAGTCATATAGTTGATATACTTTCTTCTATCAACAATATCACCAAGATGGAAGATTCTATTGATGTTATTCTTTTTTAGATATGGAAAGAAGAACTCATAGTAGAACTTATTGAAAAACTCTGCGAAGATTTGACTATCTCCGCGAGCACCCCAGTGAGTATCCGTTAGCAAAGCAATTTTCATAATATTTCCTTATACTACATCAGTATCAATAAACTTCTCAATACCCTTTGCCTTTTTCTTTTTTGGAACTTTATTCTCGAACTTATCAATAAGGCTATCAAGTCGGCCATCTGTATTCAGATCAACATTTACATGGTGATCATCGCTACCAGAGCTTCCTGTGTTATCAGAAAGAGTATTATCAACAAGCCCTCTTTCTAGCATCTTGTGTTTAATGTAAGTCTGTTTCTTCTCTTTTTGCAACCTTCTTATGAAAGCATTATTGATGATCATAGTAAAATATGCAAATGGATTATCATGCTTGTCGGGATTGAAGTTGTGTATATACGCCAACACGTTTTCAATTCCATCGCCAATCATTTCTTCTTTGTATGTGTAGCCAATGAAGTTTGGCCTGTTTGATAGCCTTGATGCTATCTTGATAATACATTCTCCGATATATTCCGGAACCCTTGGTTTTGGAGTATTGTTTTGTTTTGATTCTCTATATGCAGCAATAAACTTAACCATTTCGGCATATAGTTTTTTGTTGTCTACATAATGTACACCAGACTTTTTTCCCATTTTATTTCTCTTTAATTTATAGTATTGTTATGTCTCTGGACTATCTTCCCAGAAGTAATTTGATCTTCAATACTTTCCTGTAACAGTTTTTCATTGATGATGTCTGTCATCTGAACTAGAACTTCTTTTGTAGTTTCTTTTTGCTTGGCGAGTTTCTTGAGAACAGCAGTATAGTACATCAATATCTCGTAAGAAACATCAGTTGTAAAGTCTATTGAGGATACCTGAACATACATTAAGTTTGTTTCTGATTCTTTGATTGGACTGTCCATAAACATCATACTTCCCAGTTCATTGTCTTCATAATATATCTCAACTGGGTTTTTGACCATAATAACAGTCTTCTTGGTATCTAGAACTTCGCCAACAATCTTTGTGTTATTGATGGACAACATCTTAATGTTTTTTGTGTTCATTTTATTCCCACATTATAAATTTGATACTCAAACTGTTCTTGATCATATATTCCGCATCTCTCAATGAAATGCTTTAATGTAAAATTCTGTTTCTTCCCAACGCTGAGATCATCAACAATATCATACAGAATTGCACCTTTCTCGTCTTTTTCTTTATGCAATCTTAACATACGACCTATTGACTGCAGAACCTTGATCTTTGATTTACTTGGGCTTGCAGCAATCATATGGTGCAATCTCTTGATATTTGTTCCTGTTGAAGTAGTTCCCAATGAAGCAACAAGAATTGCATCGTCGTTTAATTCGATTGACTTTCTAATATCTTCTCTTGAATCAACATCAACAGTACCGTCGATATGAAAGACATTATCGGGTCTAACTTCACTCAATAGAGAATAAATCTTTTCACCATGATCTCTCAACCTAAAGAACACAAGTCTATTACCTTTTAGTGAAAGAGTCAAGTTTTTTATGAATTCATTTCTATTCTCGTGGTTAACGAGAAAGTCGACCTCTGAATGATAATCCATACCCTTGACCAATTGACACTCGGCCTTTGAATACCTAAGAACAATACACTTGATTTTAAGTTTTGATGCGAATCCTCTGTCTATCATATCTTTGGTTGTGATAGAACTATATTGTGGACCAAACACTCCTTCAATTGTTGCCTGATTTAGAGGCTGGTCATCTAGTGTTCCTGTCGTTCCGAATCTATATCTACATTCTTTGAGATTACACATAATCTCTACCATAGAAGCTGCCTTTGCTCCATGAGCTTCGTCTCCAAACACAACACCAAATTGCTGATACCATGCGGGTGGCATCTTGGTCTTACCGTTGTTTAGAGATTGCCATGTAGTGATAACGACTTCGGCATTAATATTATCTTCTTTAGAGAGTTTGTCGGTAGACTTGTGGATCTTTCCTTTAAATCCATAATCTCTAAAGTCGCCTTCCATCTGATTAACAAGCTGGATAGTAGGAACAATAATAAGCTTCTTGTGTTTCTTATACCAAGATGATATTAGATAGATAATCAGAGATTTACCAGAAGATGTCGGAGATAGCAGAGTTCTTCTTCCTGTTCGAATGCATTTGACAACAGATTGAATCTGATAATCTCTTCTCTCGAATTTAGAAGGTATCTTAAGTTTCTCAATATGATCTAGAATCTCATGCTCAGAGACACTGTCATATGTCAATTCGTAATCAAAGGTAAATGGATAGTTTCTCGAATCACAGAACTTCTTAATTCGTTTTGCTAATCCGACATAAACCAAGCCTGTTTGTGTATTGACAAGACGGATCTTTCCATCCCAAACTCTAGATTTAAACTTAGGATGGAATTTATAGTTCGGTGCAAAATACGTAAAGCTGTCTGCTATTTCTCTCAAAATACCAGGCTCACACAATATTCTTGCGTGTACATCATTTACATATTCTAGATGAACACTATCAGTCAACAAAATATCTCATAATCAAACCCCGTTGGTAAATTTAATAAACTCAAGTGCAGTGTGGATGTTATAGCCTCTATTATTTAGTGTTCTGATAATAGACTCTAGAATCTCAACTTTTTCTTCCTGAAGACCGATCTTCAAAGAAAGGTTGATGATGTCTTTGTCGGCTTCAATATAATTCTGCACATCTGCCTTGAGAACTCTTCCAGCTGCTGGAAGCTCCCAGCCTTTCTCATCAGTCTCTTCATTGGGACCTTGTGTGAAGAACTCAAACTTGGCCAACTTAAGTTGTTTATACTCGGCATTAAGTTTCTTCAAGACCAATCTTTCGTTTGAATAGATCTTGTAATACTTGTGATGAAGCTGGGGAATTTTCAAAGATTCCCCAGCCAGCTCAGTTTTGTCAATTTTGGAATCAGACTCCCAAAGATCATGAATCTCTTCAAGTTTCATTTCTAATCTTTCTTGGGAGTATTACGTAATGCCCAGATAAGTGCACTGATATCCTTATCAAGATTTTGCTTCATAACATAGAAGACAATGAGCGAGAGACCCACAAAGAGACCGACAGCACAAGAAATGATAAGAGAAATACCGATAGGCAGGAAAATGTAAACGGAAGAAATAGCAGCAAACAACATAAACCAGAAAATAGTCAGGGGCATATAATATTATCCTATGTCATAATAAGTGTATTGAAATGAAACCGAAGATTCGATATAGTTGACGTCAGTACCAATGCTATTAAAAGAAATATCTCCTAATGATACAGGAAATGCATCTTTAAATGTGAAAGATTTATTGCCAATCATACTACTTTTGAGTATACTTATTGTTATGTCAGAAGTCAAGCCAAAACCAGAATCTGCTTCAGAAAGTTCTTTATATCCAGTAAAGTCTTTCGCATTACCAGATTTTCTCATCCAATCATATATTGCCTTCCAATTCTCGAGATTCTCATCTACCTTAAATCTTACTATAAGAGGAGAATACTGTACAGTAGATGAATATGGAATTGGCGTGAAAGGAGTTGGCTGGAAGACCACATTCTGTTGTAGTCCGGGAATATCTATTGTCTGGGAGAAATATTCTAGATGGGGGATTCTTCGAATAAGAGTCTTAAAACCAAACTGACTAAGAAAGTTAGGATTAGATATATTACTAGCCATTTTGGTTCCTATTCATTCAACAGTACATTACTGATTATACTGGATTTTGCGGGTAAGTAAAGTAAAAACTGAAAATAGTTTAACCGCCGTGATCGAAAGAAATTTCGTGATTACCATCTTTGCTCTTATAGACAGTAAAGCTACCATCTACCCCATCATCCTTTTCTGATGCTGCGTTGTATTTTTTGGTGTAATCCAAAACATGTTCAGGTTTTAAACCAAGATGTTTGTGTAGATCACCCAATTTTGCATCAAAACTATATGGTAAGTCATTGTGGC